CCATCACTAGATTCCTGTCTAATCAAAACCTCCTGCGGTGCAAACACTACAAAAGGAATTATCTTTTACTATATGAACTACACGATTTACTCATCTTCAGGCGAAGAGGCTTCAGGAAGTTCCAAATTACTGTATTTATCATCGCTAATATTGATTATTCCCTCATTTGAGTCATCATCTAACATCTTCTGTTGTTTACCTGTGAATACTATCCAAGACTTCTTTTCATTCAACGGAACTACTCTAAAGTGTATTCTAGATTGGAACTTGTCTCCTTCCATTCTATATTCATGATATCCATGTTTCTGAACACCAAATATCAGTTCACCACTGTCTAGAATCTTAGTGCTATCTATTTTCTCAGAAACCATAGCCGGATACTTTCCTGACTTTCCAAACAGTTCGTAGATATCTGTTGGTTCATCTATGTCAATCAACCAAGCCATTCTATCTTTCTCAGTTTCTATGATGAAGTCTATGTTTCCATCATCTCTCTGTCTGACTTCAAACTTACCAGCCATTTCAGAATCCTCTTTGTCTTTCTGTATAACCTCCGGCGAGTTATCGAACTTGCTGTTTGGTAGTTCAATGAAACTATCCTGTCTTTTCATCCAGTTCATTAGTTCTCTAGGTTGTAGGCTGAATATCTCATCATATGAGTCAGACTCCTCTGCTCTTAGTTTCTCCTCGATATCATCAAAGGACATTGGAGAATCATTTTCCTCTATCATCTCCCTTATAGTGACTCTCAACTTTGATTTTCTAGATTTGATAAACTTCGATAACTGGTCTCTCATTTCATCCATATTGACCATCGCATTCTTCTCCATCAGTTTGTCTCCCTTCAAACCATAGATGGTGAAGCCATCAACATCGCCCTTGAATATTATTTCTGCTTCTCCATGAACATAATCTGTGACTATGTACTTACTCACTTTCTTGGAATCCTTTGCCTGTAACTCTGCTACCACTGCTAGTGGGTTGATTAAACTCTTAGGTGTAGCAATGGGTTCTACTAATCCGGAAAGTGATTTCTTAGTCTTGGATGACAACTGCTCTAAAGTCTTGATTTTGTCCGGCTCATCTACTTCAGGAAGTTCAATGAGTTTTGCTGAATAAAGACTGAATCCCCCTTTCTTCTTATTCACCTCATCTACCTTAACTCGTATTATGCTACCAACACTGACCTCTATCTTGGTATTCAACGCTTTACCAACCGGAGCGTAATCCTTACCTTCGTACTCAACAGATTTCATGTCTCTCTTTTCTTCCGCAGACAATGGCCCTGCACCCATTGTATAGGAAAACATGCCACTAGCAGTTTTCTTCATGTCCAAGACAATGACATCTAAATCAACAAACTTCTTCCATTTAATCCACTTAGGGTTCTTTCTTTTTCCTATGTAGTATGTGGATTCTATGTCCTTTATCACTACCCCTTCTGCTGTTGGCATTTCCATTATCTTCTCAGCATATTCCCCAACTTCTTTCATTGAATCTGCTATTCTAGTATCTCTCTTAGATGGGAATGCTAGTTCCTCTGAGGAGTGTTGTGAAAACTGGTACAGTAGGATGTTTATTCTCTCACGAAGAGGCTCATCGACTAAATCTCTTCCCTCATGCCTCATTATATCAAAAACATGTAGTCTTAGTTTTCCA